TCTGTTAAAGTTTCATTCCAATCTTTAACATCCATCTGCATTGGAATTTCAGTATGTAACCAAAATGCTTGTGCTTGCTTTAACCAACCCTCATTGTAATATATTGGGTATTCGAATGGTTTGAACGGTACTCGTTCTTTGAATAATTTGCTCATGTCTTATAACCTTTATTATTTGTTTTCTTCTACAGATGCTTTTCTATAATCTGTAACTAATTTTTTAATTTCCCCAATAGCTTTTCTAGCTCTACTTTTAGATGCTTTAGAAGTTCCATTGTGTTCTGTTTCAAATTGTAAATACAATTCTTTGATTTGTTCGAAAAGTTCATCTGATTTTGCCATAATTTTTTCCTTTTGTTTTTAAGTGTTCGTAGATATAACTATTGTATATATTAGAAAAGATACACCTACATAAGTTAAATTTTTATCTTTCTTCTAAAAGTTCATACTCTCCACATATTTTTTATGTAATAATTGCTTTCTTTCAATATTGCCACTAGCGGATTCTTTAGTTGAAAGTATCCCTTCGGTTGATGTTCCATCATAAACTTCAATGAATCCAGTATTAGTATCCATTTTACAAGGAAATGTAATACCATCAGGTCCAAATCTATTTTTCATAATGTGGCATCTTGCAGTATTATTGAGTTTATCTTTACTCTTTCTACTCCAACTCATAATGAAATCAGCATTCATTACTTTTGCGTAAGAATCTGAAATTTTATCGGCTTCTATAACCTCTGAATCTATAGCTGAACGATTGGTTTGTGATGCAGTCCATATGGGAATACCATACTCACCACTCAAACCTCTCAAGTCGATGTAAACACCACCTTGCTCAGCATATGTTGAATCAGTTTTGTTTGAATGTGATAGTAATAAATCTGCATAATCAATTAAGATTAAATCAGGTTTGTTATCATTAGCTATCATCTTATCAATATGTTGTGCAACCTTTTTTGAAGATACTCCCTTTGGTGGGAAATACTTAATTAAAAGATTACCTTTTAATGATTTAATTTTTTCGATTACTTCATCTTTTCTTTCCTTTACATTGGCAGATGGTATTTTTGAGAATACTGTATCGTATCTTTGCCCTACATAGTGCTCAGAGAGTTCTAATGAGTAGTGAACAACACTCAACCCCTGTCTTACTGCAGATGCTCCTAAAGCCGTTAGAATCCAAGTTTTACCAACACCTGATGGGGCTACTACAACACCTAACTCACCCGGCCCAAGTCCACCATCCATTAAATCATTTACAGGTTGCCAATCAGAAGGTACTGTATCTCTTTTTACATCCTCTATACGAGATAAAAAATCATCTTTATAATCATGTCCTAAATCAGTTTCAGTACCAACTTTCATAGCTTTATCCACCAAGTCTTTGATTCTATCAAAATTACCAGCTTTCAATAAATCAACGGATTGAAGGATTACTCCTTTTAAATTTTGGTTTCTACAAAATGCAGTAAATTCTTTTTTAATATAATCTAAATCTACATTACCAATCTGAGTATATACATGTCTAAGTTGTTCAACAACTGTAGTTTTAAGAATCTCATTATCTAGTTTTGTTAACTTATGTTTGAAAACATCCATAGTTGGTGGTTTTCTAAACTCCTCATTATAATCTATGATTTCATCAATAATCCACTTATTAGCCTCTGATTCAAAAAACTTTGGGGATAATATTTCGGAAAGTTTCTCTAAAAACTTACCATCGGTGAGTAATGCTGATACTACTTTTGATTGAAATGAGTTACCAAATTTTGATAAATTATCTATTTCCTGCATTTATAACTTTTATATTGTAACAAATATACTAAAAATATTTGATATATCCAAATATTTATACCTTTAATTTTAATTTGGTTATTTGTTTTTTCTCTGTTCCATATTTTTCACAAACATATTTAATGTGTTCTCTACCTTCTCTACTATTGTATAGAATTTCTAAATACTCATTTGCTTCTTTCTTTGAACATTGGTAATCTGTAGTTATTAAATCTACTAACCAATCTTCATACTTATCTGTTTTCTTCCCTTTAACATATCTGAGATAATGTCTACCTTTTGGTAAAATACCAATATATGCCAAATATAACGCTTTAGGTGGAAGTGATTGTGTGTAAGGTTGTAACTCTGCTATCAAATCTATCCAATCAGGATTCATCGAAAGGAATCTATGAATCATATAATTAGACCAAGTCTTCATATCCGCTTCTTCCAATGTATCAAAGTACTTTGGATTCTGTTCATTTGTGATTGCCTTTATGTGGTCGAATAATGATTTAGCCATTTTTCTTATCTAATTTTTTTACCTCAGGAGGTAATAAATCCTCATTAACTGCTCCACATTCACCACATAGATAAACTTCTATAGGTATCATTACATCTTGCGGAGTACCCGCTGCTAATCTTGATATTGTTCTAAACTTAGCTCCACTTATAAACACATCATAACCACAATGTTTACATACCATTGGTTTTGAGTTGTTCATATCTAATTTTGGTTGCTGAGGTGGTTGATTTCCCACACCTCCAGCTCCTATAATTTTTGCCATATTATTTGTTTATTGTTGATAAAATGTTTAGTATTGTAGCCATAAAGGGTATTTCCTTATCGACTGCTAACGCATCTCTATGTTGACCTTCTGCTAATACTAAAATAACTCCACTAACCTTACCTGAAGCATATTCATCTACTTTATCATATAGAAGAGAATACATTTCAGTAAAATCTTGCACCTTTGAATCAGCTACAGTTTGTCTAACTTTTACATATTTGTTTCTACTATCATCTGATGATTTTAATATTTCTAATATCTTAGTTTTAAAATCAGAATCTAACAAATCATTCTTTGAAAGTTTTAATGTTCCCTTAACTGAATTTAGTTGACAAGTATTTATAACTTTTCTAATATCAGGATAAGATGAATCTATAATTGGAACTAAATCATTTACATCATATTTTATATCTTCTGATTTTAGAATCTTATCTAATTGTACTGCTACCTCTTTTTTGGATGGTGGTACAATTTGAAAGGTTTGACATCTACTTTGAATAGGGTCAATAATCTTTTCAACATAATTACAGGTCAAAATAAACCTACAATGTTTAGAAAAAGTTTCCATTAAGTTTCTAAGTATCGCTTGTGCGTTTGGTGTCATATAATCAAACTCATCTAAGATGATAATCTTATATTTCTTAAAACCTTGCGATGATGCAAAGTTTTTAACTTTATTTCTAACTGTATCTACATTGTTTTCATCGGATGCGTTTATAATCATATAATCACACTCTATTGATTTAACAATAAGTTTAGCTAATGTTGTTTTACCAGTACCAGCTCTACCAAATAGTAAAAGATGGGGAACATCTTTTGATTCGATATAACCACTTACTTTCTCTTTTAGATGTTCGTTACCAACATAATCATCTAATTTTATCGGTCTATATTTTTCAACCCAAAGTGAGTTGTCAACCATTTCTTCTTTTTGTTCAAAAAAACTCATATTATCTTCCTACTTCTTTTAAGTAATTATTTTTCATTTTATCCCAATCCATACCAATAGCATCTATATAGTATAAATGTTCTGGCTTTAATCTATTGGAATCATATAACTTAGTGTATCTTTTAATAGCTTGTCTTTTCCACCACTTATTAATGTAATCAATACCCTCAGTAAATTTCTTCTTCATCTTTAAATCTTTTTCTTCGATTTGTGAACGAAGGAACTCAGGTCCGTTTTCATACATCATAGCAAGATACACTCCTCTTTTAAATCCATGATGATAACTAGATTGTTTGATACCACACTCTTTAAAGATTTGTCCTAAAATCTTTTGTTTGATACCACTAACAGGTCCGTTTCTTTCATAACCCATACTCTTACCATTTCTTTCTCTTTCTTCGGTAATATGTTTCTTATACCAATCTTCTCTGTTTTCTTTCAACCATTGGTGCCACGGGTCATAAAACTCATCATCTGGTTTGATTGATATCTTTCCAGCTGATTCACCTAAAGTTTTAAAATGTGGGATACCATTATACTGAGAATGAATACCATATAAAGAAGTTGTACCAACTGCTATAAGAGTTTGTCCATATTTCTTTTTCCAATATTCTCTAACCTCAGGTACAGTAGTCATCATAGCAGTAAGTTTACCTCCTAAGAAATTATATCCCAAAGGTTGTGTACAAACAATCGTTGATGCGATTGTTGTAAAGTTTAGTTTACCTTTTTTGAATTTATCTTCCTTAGTCCAACCAATATATTTATCCCTCACACCCATTGATGTAACATCAGATGCAAGTGATACCATACCTAAAAGTTTACCACTCTTTTTATCTTTAATAAATAACTTAACATTTCGACCAGGATTAGCTGTCCAGCTCATTGTATGAATCATTCTTCTAAGATGAGTCCACTTTGTAGATTCATTCTTATCTTCAACGATTTCAACATATGGTTCTAATTCCTCAATCTCTTTAATTGTAAGTTCTTTATTATTAATATCTGTAGGTTTCCACTGCCAATCATAATAAGATGCTATAGTAGATTTATCTCTAAGCATAGAATCTTCTTGCAACTCTACCCACTTTTTGTACAGAGTTTGTTCCTCTACACTCATCTGCATGAGGTAATCCATATTTTCAATGAGTTTTCGTTTCTCATCTTCAAATACAAATTGAGGTTTGGCTGGTTCTGTATCCCAAAAACTCATTACTTAATCTCCACCAAGTAATAGTTAGAAGTATAATCACCATCTTCGAAAGCTACATGCGCTAATCCTTTTGATGAAATTTTAAGTGATGATTTATTTGAACCTTT